GAGTTTGAAACCTTCTACACCAAGAACATTCTCTTGAATGAAGGTCTACGTGCCTGGATGGCACCTGTTGACCAACCACACGAACAGTTTGTGTTCCCAGAAGAAGTTCTTCCACGCGGTAACGCACTGTGAACTCTTGGTTCGTTCTTATATACTTTATTTGTTTTGCTCTCATCGCAGGTGCTGCATTTGCGATGATGTGGTCTAATATTCAATCTATTAACGTAGAGATGAATAAACCAAAACCACGTCATCCAGAGGCACCAGCACCTGGTGAAGAAGTAATGTATGTGGATATGACTAGAGAACGATTAGAAGACCTTTACAAAGAAGATAAAGATTGATATACTAAGAGGGTTAATCGCCCTCTTTTTTTATGATTGGAAAACTGGATGTGGATGAAGACGTTATGGATGATTCTCTAATTGCAAAAAGAAAAGCAGCGGCAGTTATGAAGACAGTCTCTAGCAAACTGTCAGATACAATTGCAGCACTGGGTTGGGATTGTTATGATGATGTTGATGTAGAAATTGGTGGCACGTCAGTCTATGAGATTGATGGTGCTGGTACTAAGTGGGCACCTGTAAAGGGCACTCGTAAGTACAACAAAGATGCATTCATTATCATCAAGAACCGAGACCGTAACCCTACCGTTTCCTCAGAACCATTTGGTGAAGGAGAGTTCAAACCTGCTCATCCACTTATTGAAAAATGAAAGGGTTCTATTCAGTGTTCAATCCCAGAGGTGAAAAAATTGCTGACTGTGGTATCGAAAGAGATGCAGTCAATCTTATTGGTATGAGAAATCGTCGATGGGATGGACACTATTATCAATTTACCCCTCTTCCTGGAGACATTATTGATGTTTCCAACAAACAGATCACCACAAAAGAGGTTGAATATATTGAAGTTGGTGGACAAACCATTTCTATACAACAACTACCTCCTAAATAAATTTTAAAAGATTTCATTATGGTATTTACAGTATATTCAAAAGACGGTTGTCCTTATTGTACAAAAGTTCAACAGGTATTAAAATTAGCAAAGTTAGAACACGTTGTGTATAAACTTGATGATGACTTTGATAGAAATGAATTTTATGATAAGTTTGGTCAAGGTTCTACATTTCCTCAAGTGATTGTAGACGATAAATCTATCGGCGGCTGTATGGAAACAGTCAAGTATTTAAGGGAGCAAAAACTGGTCTAATGGATAGTAACTTTCACGAAGTCTATAGTGATGTAGAGAAAGCAATTGATTATGCTTTTGAGGGAAAGTTTGTTCTTAAATTTTACGATTATCTAAAAATTCGTAAAACAAAGAGAGACGAAATCAATCAGTTTATTGAAAGTTCCACTGCCACTGAAATCAGTAATCTTGTTATTGATCTTGAAGAATATCTTGAAGGTGGTAGTGATGATATTCACAAACAATTGCGTGAAGGTTATGGACACATTCCAAAACCACAAGCAAGAAAAATTAAAAATTACTTGTGTGGTATTTTAGAAGACGCTGGGAGATACAGCAATGACAAACGACCAGGAAGAAAAAGAAAGCAAACTAAATAAATCAAGAACCGAGATCAATCGGGGCATTGAATTATTACTTCGTAAAAGGAGGACGAAACCAGAACCACCAAAAACTTTTCAGATAAAGTTTGGTAAAATGGTCTCCTTCTTCCGCAGAGAGATTGTTTTACACCTGAATTTTTATCTGGACATCAGGAAAAAATAGTCTCTGGAGGACAGGAAGATGTTAGCAGTAACACTTACCATTAGTACACTCGTTTCAATAATGTTCTTTTTTGTTGGCGGTGTGGTAGGATGGTTGGCAAAGGAACATTTTTATACTTCAAACGTTGCGTTTATTCATCCAGAGATGTTTGATGAAAATGGAAATGTTCTCCCCGATGAAATTTTAGCAGTAAGATTTGAAAACGATTATGACTACGACGACGAAGAAGACGACAACTAGAAAAAAGGCAGGACCTAAAAAAGAAGTTCAACTTCCCCCTAATCCTTTCATTCACGAAGTTCTTGAACTTGCATCAAAGCAACGTTCAAAGGCAAAGAAGGTTGAAATCCTGAAGCAGTATGAAGACCCTTCTATCAAGGCAATCTTCATTTGGAACTTTGATCCCTCTGTGATTTCTGCAGTTCCTGAAGGTCCTGTTCCTTATAAAGAGAATGAAGTTCCTGTTGGAACTGATCATACTTCTCTTCGTAGAGAGTATAAGAACCTGTATCACTTCATCAAAGGTGGTAACGATGGTCTTTCTTCTCTGCGTAGAGAGACTATGTTCATTCAACTTCTTGAGGGACTTCATCCTAATGAAGCAGAAATTATTTGTCTTGTAAAGGATAAGCAACTTCAAACTAAGTATAATATCAAAGAAGATGTCGTGAAGGACGCATATCCTGATATTTTGTGGGGAGATCGTTCTTGATGGCAAAAGGTTTAAAGGTAATCAACGCCGATTGCGATCCCGCTCTGTCTGAAGATAAATCTCTACCAAGTAACGCATATCTTGTTGAATATATTCAAGATGAAGTTACTCATTTTGATATTGTAACTTGTCAAAAAATGGTAGAAATTTTCGACGAATACTACGATAAGTATAAAAAAGATCTTATTAACATTACCCAAACAGAGGGAAGAATTAATCCTAAACTTTGGGGTTACAGTAGTCCCGATAAGAAAAAGAAATGAAGGATGATGAATTGAGAGAGCAGATTAACGCTCTCATTCGTACCGAAATTCAAGATGTCATCAATGATTATGTTGATGAAACTGAGAACCAAGTATTCCGTATGGAACAATCTGGTCTTGGATTTGTTGAATCTGAAGATGACAAAGAATTAAAAGTGAATATTTCAAATAAAGAAGTAGACCTTCTTATTAAAAAATATAAGAAGATGAAAAAAAGCGAGCGTTCAAACTTAAGTCACATTAAGAAACTTGATGCTTGACAAGTGTTTTAAATAGTACTATGATCTCAACATGTAATTTTTAATCATGTATAAACCATACTCACCAGAGTGGCACAGATATAGATATCTGAAAGAAGCCATTGATAAGTACATTGATGACTATGTTGAGAACGATATCATCGTGAAAGATATCGTTAATATTATTGGTGAACGTCAGGAAACGGCGCACAAAGAGTATCTTAAATTAGAAGATTTAGAACTTAGAATCCGAGAGTAACTTATGCTTTCTACCCAATATAGACTTCGCCTGGAGTCCATTTGCCGTTGCATCGCAAACAAAGAAGAAGTTCCTCTAGAAGATATGATCTGGGCAGAAAAACTTGCCAAGGCACATACTCTCGCGAGAGACTGGTTACAAAAAGCACGTCGTCAAGCATCGCAGGATATCCAAGAGGGTAGTACTGATGATTTTCTGAATAGGATGGGGTTAGGAGACCCCGACCCATCCAATCATAAAACGGGGTTTGAAAGTGCTGATGAAATTGTAGATTGGTTTAATAGAGACAAACCTGACGACTGGAGGCAGCGTGACTAAATTTTTAATGTTCACAAAAGAATCTTGCGGACCTTGTGGTCTTGTAAAGAAGTATATTACTGCTCTCAAAGATCCCCGCGAGAGTGTTATTGAAGAAGTCTATCTTGAAGACGTAAGTGACGTGCCTATTTCTGAAGAGAATCTTGCACTCGCTAAGAAGTATGGTGTGACTGCTACTCCTGTTCTTGTTATTGCTGATGAAAATGGAGAACTTTTAGAAACTTACATTGGTGGTCTACCCATCACACAAAATATTCGTAAGGTGTGGGACAAATACAATGTTTGAAAAGATTACTCCAGAAACATACGAAAAGATGAACGAAGAGTTTGAAGAAGAAGGTCTTGCCTTCCGAATTATTGTTCCTACTCAAGAAGAGATTGATGACTGGCAACAACGTAACTAAATTAAACATCACCAAAAACCTGGTAGAAAAGATTGCCGAACTTCTAAATGCAGAAGTTTATTATTCTTATCTACTTAATCACAAAGGTGAGGAGAAAAGAAAAATTTCAATTATATACAAAGAAGAATGAAACAAGCACTTGTATATTCAAATGGAAGTCAAGAATCTGAAAGAGCAAAGATGGTTCTTGAAGCGTGTGGTCAAGAAGTAAAAGAGTTTTTGCTTGGTGCTGACTTTAGTGATAGACAGTTTCGTGCCGAGTTTGGTAGTGAAGCAGAGTATCCTCAGATTGCTATTGGACTCAACCATCGTGGAACACTGAAAGAAACTCTCAAGTTTATGAGTGACCATGGTATGTTCCTTTAAAAAACGTTAAATTGTATCATAAACTACAAAACCACTTGACTATATAATTCATAAGGTCTATAGTAGACCTACGTTCATCCAATGGTATCTTTACTGTTGGCTTTCACCTTAGCCCATCACGATGCGTCACCTTATGGGTGGCA